CTTCCGAATCGGTGTCGAGTACATGCACGCGCAGATGATCGTAGCTGTCGCGGCCCAGGATGTAGACGACGGCGCCAGGCAGTTTCGACGACACGCACGGCACGCCCTTGAACAGGCGGGTGTTCTCGAACTGGCCGAAGTCCTTGCGCAGTTCAATCTCACGCTCGGACGGCAACGGCAGTGGGTTGTACGGAAGCTCCGGCAGGACTTCGTGCTTGGTGGGATCGGCTACGTTCACTGCGAGACTCCCAGGCCCATACGCTTGACCGAAGCGTAAATGTCTTCGGACTGGAGCCGCGCTTCCTCGTCAGGAGTGCGCGACAGATGGGCGAGGTCAGCACGGTGCTGGAAGATCGCGGCTTCGACGCTCTTGAGTTCCGACAGGTACTCGCCCAGCGTTTGATTCAGGCGGCTGCCGCGAGGACCACGCGGGCCGATGCTCGGATCAGCAGCAGCGACCTGGCGATACAGTCGCTCCTCTTCTGCGATAGCGAGCTCCAAGTAGGAGGCAGCGTCCTCGAGAGTGAGTACACGCGGCAGCACCTTGGGCTCGGCGCCTTCAAGGTGTGCACGAACGAGGCAGTCCTTGGCTTCCAGCAGCTTGCGCAGGCCAGCAGACTTCTCGGCACCGTCCGGCAGCGTAGCGTCCATCTGGCGTGCGAGTTCGCAGATGGGCTTGCTGACTTCCTGCAGGTCGGGCCGCAGGTGTTCGTACTTGAAGTGTCTCAGGATCGGAGAAGGCATCAGTCGGTTTCCTTTTCGATTTCGGTGAGGGCGAAGTCCCGCAGGCCGAAGTAATCAGCCTTGTACTCGCGCTCGTGGATGGTGACGCTACGCTGCACGGCGGCCGATCGGGTGAAGCGCACGGCGCCACGATAGAAGCGAATGTTGAGGACCTGCTCGCGGTCATCGTAGACAAGCTCCTGCACGGCTTCACGGCACAGAAGCGTCACACTGTTACGCGCGAGCGCAACCAAGCTGGAGTTGATCTTCTTGTCCTTGCCCGTCTGCAGGCGAGCCAGCGGTTCGAGGCGGATCGACAGGTCGAACCATTGGCCACCGACACGGTCCTGACCATGACGGTAATAACTGTGTTTCATAGGCTCGATGTTGTCGTGCGCCGCGCGACGAATGCCGGCGGCAGCTGCCATCACAACGGCCAAATAGATATCGGAATTCACAGGTTGCTTCCTTTCAGAGTGTTTCGATTTCGGGGCACAGCTTGTGGAACAGCGCCTCGTCAACTTCGATTTGGAACACGCGGAGAGTACCCTCACCGACGCGACTGATGTGGTAGTCCGAATCGTACGCGATGATGCCGCGAGGATCCTGATGCAGGTCGGCGACCAGTTCATTCAGGTCCTGAACGTCAGCTTCGAGACTCTCGCACGTACCGAGGTCAGTAGCCTTCAATCGGAGGTTCTTGTTGGGCCCTTCCTGAGTGATGTAGACCCAAAGCGGGTGACCATCACTCACGGAGAAGCCGCGCAAGGCATGCGCCAGCGTTTCATAGTCTTCCGTGGACTTCGGCCCCTGTACCGACAGCAGCAATGCAATGCGCGTAGCCATGACTCAGTTCCCCTGCGATAACGACGAGTTGAGGGCAAGCAACTGCACCGCGAGCTTTCTCTCGGTCGGTGTCAGACTTTCCCAGTGTTTGCGGCGAGCCTCACGCAGCGCCTCACGGTCAGCTGCATTCTTCTCAACGGCCGCGTTCTTGCGCTCCTCGAAGGAGCCGCGTTTCTTTGCCTGTCCCACGTTACTCTCCTTCGCGCACCGGCGTCAGTGCGCCAGTGTCGATCCAGTTCTCGGTGCTGCACTTCGGGCACTTGACTACGTGCGCCGCGCCGTTCCGATCATCGTCCACCAGGCGGGTTTCGGACTTGCGGAATGCGAACACCGTCTTGCACTTCTTGCATGTGCATTTGTACTCGATGGTGTTCGGATCGGTTCCGTCTTTGATGATGCGCATTGCTCTCTCCTGAATGCGTCAGACCTTGGGCAACGTCACGCCCGTCTGGCCCTGGTACTTGCCCTTGCGATCACCGTACGATACTGCGCACGGATGGTCACCCTTGAAGAACATGAACTGCGCGATGCCTTCGTGCGCGTAGACCTTGGCCGGCAGGTTGGTGGCGTTGCTGATTTCGATGACGACGTTGCCCTCGAAGCCGGGTTCGATCGGCGTCACGTTGACGATACCGCCCGAGCGTGCATACGTGGACTTGCCGAGGCAGACGACCATAATGTCGCGCGGGATGTGGAAGTACTCCTCGGTGCGGCCCAACAGGTAGCTGTTCGGCGGCATGATGACGAAACTCTCTCCGGTCTCCGGGTCGATAGATGCCTTCACGTCCACGAGGCACTTCGGATCGAGACGCTTCGGGTCGATCATGGCGCTGTTGATGTTGGAGAACACCTTGAACTCTGGCGCCAGCGATACGTCGTAGCCGTACGAGGTCAGGCCGCGGCTGATGATCGACAGGGGATCCTGGGTGCGCGACTGCACTTCGACCGGACGACCGAAGAACTCCATGGACTGAACGCGCTCGGCGAATTGGATCTGCTTGATCTGGTCGGCCGAGAACGGCTCAATCATCGGAACGAACCGCTCCTCCTCCAGCAGCGTGCGAACACGGTAGCAGTTGAGGCGCATTGCCTCGAACAGGTCACCGACGTCCGCGAGTTCATCATCACCGATGAATTCCCGGTTCGCCGTAAAGGTACTGAGGTGTCGGAACTTCTGGACCTCGAAACGAATCGGGTCGAAGATTTCGGACTTCACGTCGCAGCGTTCGATGATCGAGGTGTCGCAGAGAATGCTCATGTTGTAGGTATCCAGAGTGCCGATCAGAACTTGCCGGCTATGTAGAGATTACGGATGCGCCAGAGTTCGATGACCTGACACACATTGCTTGTTGGTTGGCCGAACATATCGCTCAGACCTGAGGCACGTTTCAGCACCTTGAGTAGGTCGCGATTCTCCCGCATGTATTCATCCCACATGCGAGAGTAGAGCTTGGCGCACGACCTCGGATTGGTCAAACGCCAGCCTCCTCGTTGTAGCTCTTTCGCTTCGCGCCACGTGAGACCCGTGCGCACGCTCTCGCCGAATAGCACAGGCACGGACGGGCGAAGGATCTTCTTGGCGTGATAGGCGTCCTCAATGCTGACGCCTTTGACCTTCGCATAGAACGGGGAGAATCGCGTATCGCCCTTGGTGCTGCACTCCAAGAACGGCGCACGACCCGCGGTCAACACGGGCTATGCACCCGCTGGAGAGGGCCGCAGAAGAACGGCACAGTGCGGCGGAAGCGTTCGGCCGATCCGCAGAAGTACCAGCGCTCACCGTCCCACTGGAGGAACATGTCCTCGCAGACGTACTCGGGATTGCGCTTGCAGTTGCGAACGATCTTCTGGCCATCGTGTCCGATGATGGGCACACGGCACGCATAGACGCCGACCTCGACGGGCTTACCTGTTGCGTAACTCACAGTCATTTTAGAACGTTCCGTAGATGGACCGGAGCTTTGCGTAGGCATCTGCGTAATCACCTTGGAAATGGATTGCGATCCCGCCCGCTGCTTCCCAAGCTCGGCACACGTCACCACGGTCATCCATGATAACGTCACCCGGCTTGTGCATGAACAGGTGCTTGTTGATGCTGCCGTTCACGGGGAAGAACGGTATGTCGTCGTGTAGGTTGGACCGTGACCACACGCGCTTCTGGCCAGCCGCCTCATGGTAGTACGAACCGGGACAGCCCGTGAGAACTGCGGGGTTCAGCACACGAACCTTGCCGAAGAACTCCAACGCACCGTCCATGGGCAGCAGACTGGAGAAGAAGCTGCCGTGCGACTTCACCAGTTCCCACTTACGTTCCCGTGTCACTTCCCACGGATAGACTCCGAAGAAGAGCTTGAAGCCTCCATCGAAGTCGGCGAACGTCTGATCGAGGTCCAGGTAGAGGTAGGGATCAGCCTTCATGCTCGGTGTCCAGCAAAGGCAGGACCTTGAAACGCAGCAGGTCGGCATTGGCGAATCGCTTCGGCGCATCGGCGAGACTGTGCGTCCACGTGCGCAGGCGCTCGGGCTTGGCTGCGATGGCCTCACGCAGGTAATCGAAGTCGATCAGCCCGGAGTGTGCGGCCTCGTCCAGCAGCAACAGGACGTCTGCAACCTCGATGGCGAACTGCTTTCGTGCCGAGCGCTCGCCGTTGGTGGGAGTGAATCCCTGACCACAGCGTTGTAGCTTGGACGCCGCCTGCCCAAGCTCGCAGCACTCTTCCCGCAGGATATCCGCGACCTCGTCCTGGTAGTCGTTCAGCGGATCGACCTTGGCCACTCCGCTTCGACCGATCATGTTCTTGTCGAACGTCAAGTTCCTTCTCCTAGTCAGTGATGATGATTGATGCCGAGGCCCAGCCAGTCGGCGATCTGCACGAACGGCGTGACCTTGGTCCACAGCGCGTGTTCAATCGGGAAGGACAGCGTCAGGCCGAGGAAGAACTGCCACGTGAACAGCGAACGGCACTTGTGGTAGCAGCGATGCAGGAACCCGTTGTCGTCACGATGCACATGGGAGTGCGTAGCCTCGGACGGCACGTATGCGTCACGGGCAGTCGGGGGCATGGCGGGCACAGGACCCGATTGCGTCATCACCATGATGCGGCCCATACCGAAGTCGGCGTGTTCAAGCCACGTATCACCCGGCTGAGGATTCTCCGGCTTGGTTGCAAGGATGTTCATTTCACCACCGTCAGGGTTGGGCCGGCTCTGTTGACCCACACCTCTTCGTAGATGATGGAGTCTTTGATCGCGGCGAATAGGTGTTTGTGCATCGGTTGGCTGTTGGTGCTAATGACCGTGCCACCTTCGATGATGTAGATGTGGAACGTGCGAGGCCCAAGCTTCTGGGCCTTTCGCTTCTTTTCCTTCAAGGCCTTGAACTGCGCGAGACTCATACCCACATAGGTGTGAACCATATGGATAGCTCCGAGGTTCGCCATCAGCGGCAATCCTCAGGCGGCGGCAAGAGTGCGATCATTGGCGCAGCGATGGGCTTGATGCGTTCGTTCATCCAGTCGAACAGCACCAACTGGTTTTCAATCGGCATGTTGCCTTCGTGCTGAATCGTCTGGGTGACGTTGCGCCTGGTGAATGAGTCGCGCAGCGTATCTTCCATGTAGACAACCGTAGCGCGGCCGTGATCGGGCACCGTCTTGATGTGGAAGGACGACAGCGCGTTGCGGCCTTCAACGTCACTCTGGCGATAGACCGCGTAGCAATCGTAGCCCTCACACTCGCCGAGCGGGTGGGCTATCACACGATCATCGCCGGACACCGATGCCGACACGTACATGAACCTGCGACTCTCGTCCGAAGTGATTGCGTTCTTGCGGGCCTGCAGGTTGCGGCCTACGCTAAACGTGACCTTTATCTCGGACAGGAATTCTTCGATGGTCTTGCTCTCGTAACGCAGCAGCGCCGTCGAGACTTCTTCGACACGCTCCCTGTTCAGGTGGTCAAACTTCCCGGTCTTCGCCTTACGCTCGAACAGGGTGTAGCGATGGTGATTCGGCACCTCGTTGAATTCGTAGATGCTGCCACGGCAGGGGCCAACGACGAGGACTGCGATGCGATTGTTCACGTTTCCACTCCTAAGGAGGATTGTTGCGGTTGGTACTACTTGCGAAGCCACGCCAGCAAACGTTGCCAGACAGATGGCACGTTCGACTCGGCGAGAGTTGTGACCATTTTGACCGTCTCGACCTTCGTGTCATGGCTCATGCGAGCAATCTCTTCGGGTGAGAACGGCCTGTTGAAAGGATCCGACAGGCGCTCCATGGTGGTTGCGCTGAATCCCTTTCGGATGCGGCCCACGCGCTTGCGACTCGTGGACCCGAGACCCGGACCGTTTTTAGCCATCGTCCTGCTCACTGTTCTTTACAGCGTTGGCCGAGCGCTGCTCGATGAATGCCGACAGGCGCTCCACGAGGCTGTCACGAACCTCCAGGGTATTCTCCTGACCGTGGCGCACTACGGACTGGATGATTTCCAGGACCTCAGCACGGAGCTTCTCTCCCTTGGTGAGAGTGCGCTCGCGTGCAAGGGCTACGCCGTCTTCGGTCAGGTCACTCTGCTGCCAGCCGAAGGCATTGAACAGGCCGACGAGGTAGGGATCGAGGACGCGACGAATCTCCATGCCGTATTCGAGGATCGTGGCGCCGTCCCTTAGTGGGAACTCAAAGCGGTCCATCATGATCTTCCGATAGTCCATGAAGATGCCGAGATTCACCATGACGACGCCGCACTCGATCACGGACGGAGGATTGATTTCCTCGTCGCAACGCGAGAAGTATTGGCGGCTCTCGGCGTGGAACAACTCCGGATGAATGGTTGCCGTCACGTAGAACGAATTGGCCCGGGTCTTGAGGACTTCAACGTCCGCTTCGGCGAGGTACTTGAATTCCTGTTGCGTCACTTCTTTCTCCTTGCCTTGGCACTCTTACGTGCCTTCTTGACCAGCTTGGTCACGTCGATGGATACGGCGTTGTCCATTCCGTCGAACAACACGCGCGACTTGCCGCTCTCCTTGCGAACGGTCCACAGATTGCTGCCCTCACAGTAGTCCGATTCGTGAGGCGTGATGACGTAGATGTTGGGCACAATCTCCGACAGGGCCGGCAGGAAGACCTGCAGGAACTTGGTGCGGGAGATAGAGTCCATGTGTGCGCACGGTTCATCCAGCGTGAGCATGTTGACGCGCTTGTCATCAGGCAGCAGCGGCAACAGGGAGAACACGAACAGCAGACGGAATGCGTTCGACTCGGCACCCGAAAGGTTGCGCACGTCGCTCGGTGGATGACCGTTGCTGCGATCAACCATGATCGACAAGCCCTTGTCACCAGCGATCACGCCGAAGACGAAAGGCTCGTTGAAGATCAGGTTGGAGTAGGCATTGAGGTTCTGTTCCAGCAGCGCGCAAATCTCGTTCGCCACTACCGTCTTGATGCCCTTGCTGCTGTATGCCTTCGACAACGCACTCAGCAACTTCTTGTCCTCAACCAGTGGGCGTGCCTCTTCGATCTTGGCCGAGACGCGCTTCACCTCCTTTTGGTACACCTCAATCTCGCGGTCTGCTGAGGAGGCGTTGTCCAGCGACTGCACGATTTCCGAGAGTTCGGCCTTGGATCGTTTGATCGACTTGCCGAGGCGCAACAGACGCTCTTCGGTTTCGGTGATCTGGCCACGAACGAGGTTGACCGTACGCAGGCCACTCAGGCGGTCGTTGTTCTCGATCAGCTTGTCGCGGGATGCCAGGTGCTTGATGATATCCTCGCACAACTCAATGGCAGTATCGAGTTCGTCCATGGTCATATCGGCCGTGGGCTTCTCTTCGGGTGCCTTGGGCTTCTTCACGTCTGCCAGCATTCGGCTGTACAGGTCGTGCTTCTCCCACACCTTCAACTGCTTCTTGATCGTTTCGATTGCCGGCCCAGCAGCGGAGATACGCTTGCGCAGCTTGTCTTCGGAGTCCTCGTCGAATTCCGAATTCTTGAAGGCCGTGTTCGCCTCTTCGTACTTGGTCCACATGGACTGCGCACGCTTGGCGTTCTCCAGCTTCGGCAGCTTCTTCTTCGCATCGTTGACCAACGTGCGAATGTTGTCCACGTCGACAGGACTGAGGCACGTAGGGCATGTGCCTTCGTCGTCGTGATCGTGGTCCAGCAGCTTCTTCAAGCCGAGCGTCGTGCGGCACTTGGCAATGTCCTCGTCGTAGTTGGCCTTGAGGTCAGGCTTGTTCTTCGGGCCGAAGCCGAGTTCCTTGAGGTCGGAAGCCAGTTCGTCGCGCTTGTCGCGCAGACGCTCATGCTCGCGCCTCTTGTTCTTGAGTTCACGCAGCTGGTCCTGCAATTCTTCCAGTGCGGTCTCTGCTGCTGCCAGTCGCTTGGTGAGCTTCTTGGCTGAGAGGTCCGGAAGCTCCAAGGCGTCGAGCTTGGCCTGAGTCTCCTTGACGGTCCGAGCATAGTCTGACAGTCGTTCCTCGTAGGCATCCCACTCGCGCGTAGCACGGCGCTGGCTCTTGAGATACCTGCGATACTCCTCAGGCTTCTTCTTCACCTTGTAGCTTTCGCGCAGCGCGTCCAGTTCCTCTTCGACCGATATCAGGGTCGTGAGGTCGCGCAGGTAACTCTTGGTGCTGTACTCCTCTTTGACCAACTTCTCGATTGTTTCGTCGAGTCCCTTCTTCTTGGTCTTGAGGCCATCAACGTCGATGCCTTCGGCGACACGGCTCTTCGCATTCTTGAGACGCTTACGGGCCTCAATGTAGTCACGCTCCAGCATCTGCAACTGGAGCTCGCCGTCACGCACTTCACCCAGCTTGTTCAGGAAGAACCGCTGAATGCCGTCGTAGCTGTCGAGGTCGAAGATTTTGCTCAGGTGTTCCAGACGATCAACGTCGGAACTGGACTGCATCAGGAACGGCTTCTGCGTGGAGACGTAGCTCGTCGTGTAGTAGACCAGTTCCGACATTGGAAACAGCTTCTGGCGGATGAACTTCTCCGCCAGGGGTGTCGTGCGAATGCCCATGTCCAGACCGTCGCATTCGATGGTGTACTTCGATGCGGTCTGTTTGATCTGATAGCTCTTGCCATCACGGCCCTTGATGCGGACCGTGATGCTGCTGCCCTTGCCGAGCAGTTCCTTCTTCGCCTTCTTCTTGATTGCCAAGGGAGGGGTGAAGTAGAAGACGTTTGCCGGGCAACTGAACAGGAGGGATTTACCCGCTCCGTTGCCAGACGGATTGGCGGGGTCCGAGTCCATGTTGAGGCCACGAACGAACGTGATGCGGTTCTTGTTGAAGTCTACCGCCTGCTCCTTGAAGCATACCACGTTTTCGAGGGAAAGACCCTGTAGCTCAATCATAACAATCTCTGATAGGGGAACTGCGATATGGAACGGTTACTGCTTGGCGACAAGGGCCATGACGGCGTCGTGCACTTCCTGCGGAGTGGCGGGCACAAGATCCCATTCGTCCACGCCGATGGTCCATCCCGTGTCACCGAGACGACGCATCTGGCCCTTCTGATAGGGAGACGGCAGCTTGACGTTATGAACGAACACCACGTCGCCGACCTTGCCCGGATCTTTCCAGCCGTCGCCGGCCGTATGGCGAGTGGCCTTGAAGATGGCCGTCTCGGACAGACTCACTTCGGACATGGTCAGCTTTCCTTGCTCTTGGGAAGGGAGTGCGCACGGTCCACCAGCCAGCGACCAACGCGTGCAGTGAACAGCACGTTCTCGTCGATGCTCACCGAGTTCAGCTGGACCTCGACGGTGCACAGCAGGTCCTGCACTTCGAGGATCGGCGACAGACGCGGCTTGAGGCCGGACGACTTGATCAGGCCGGCGAACTCACGCCAGCTGTAGGTCTGGAAGAACTTCTGACCCACCGACTGTTGCACGATCATCTGTGCGAGGAAGCGGGTCTTGCTCAACAGACCACGAACGTTGCCGCCGGTCAGGATCGCACCGATGGCCTTCTTCGCATCGCCCTCCAGCAGCGCGTGCAGCAACTCGGCCGCCTTCTTGTCCAAGTCCGCTTCGGCAGAGCGAGCGAAGTTGGCGATCAGCTTCTTCGGCGAAATCTCGTCACCGGATGCGAGTGCGAACAGCACGCTCTCCAGCGACTGGATGCTGTCACGCATACGGCCGTTGGAGATATTGGCAATCGCCGACAGGACTTCCTTGCCACCGTCCATTTCCTTGAAGTCCACGCCCTCACGCTTGGCGATGATGCGCAGGCGCTTGATGATGGCTTCTTCGGGGATCGGCTTGATGTGCAGCTTGAGGCAGCGGCCGATGATGGTCGCCGGCATCTTCTCAGGGTTCGTGGTACAGATGATCCACACGGTGTGTGCCGGCGGTTCTTCCAGCGGCTTGAGGAATGCCTGGAATGCCTGCGGCGTGCAGTTCGACACCAGCACCGGCTCGTAGTAGCCGACCGGCAGTACGAAGTAGTTGTGGTTGGTCTCAACCGTGAGGTCGTACACCACCTGCTGGACTTCGCCGATAGACTCGACACGATCCACGTACAGGTGAATGCCATTCTTCGACTGGAGCTTGTCGCCCTTCTCGAAGTCGATGGCTGCAACCATCTGGCCGTGCGTCAGGCTCATGATCTTGTGATCGGCCGTACATTCGATGTACGACTCGGCGCTGTCACGGATGTAGACGCGCACCATGTTGTAAGCCTGCAGCGGCTTCGGCAGCACGTGGGTGACGGCCTGCACCTCATTCGCGGCCGGGATATGGTTGTCACCATCGACCTGCGCACGATGCGACAGAACGCGGTCGCCGACCTTGATGTTCTCGATGTACGTGTAGGTGCCGTCTTCCATCAGCACCTTGGTGCCGGCCGGGAAACAGGCGTGCATTTCGTCGAGGATGAACACACGCTTCTTGCCGAGAGTCGGCATGGAACGCGAGGCCTGAATGAGACTGCGCACGTCGTCGATACCACGCGCTTCCGCCATGTTGATTTCATGGACGTCAGGGTGGTTCGTCTCGTAGCCGCACGACGCACACTCACCGCAGGGATTGCCCGACTTGTCAGGCTTCATGCAGTTGATGTAGCGCGCGATGATACGGCCGCTCGTGGTCTTGCCACCGCCGCTCTCACCGAACAGACCGACGGTGGTCGGGAATCGGTCGAGCTTGACCATGCCACGGACCTGCGTAGCAACGGCTTCCTGGCCAACAAGGTCGTCGATCAGGATCGGACGGTACTTGACTGCCAGCGACTGCGAACTGGTAGCCTTCTTTTTCTTCTTCGGTTTTTCGGACATTGAAAGTCTCCTGAGAGCCGTATGCTTGATACGACTCTTTACAGCATTGGGATTGGCTCAGCGAACGAACGTGAGGAGAACATCCTCGAGGGCGGCCTTGATCTTCTTCTGCACCAGCATCATCGAAGGCGTGACCGCACCCTCGATATTCCCCAGCGTGAAGGTGTAGTTCTGCGGCAGCATGGTCTTCATTTCATCGGACCAGCGGTACTGCATCGCATTCAACGCGAGGCGGGTCGGAGTGGTCAGACGATCAACCACCACGTCAGTGACGATCAGCTGGAATGCACCCAGGCCGTTCGGCAAGTTCTCGATCACGTCGAACGGCACCAGGATCTCGAACTCGTCCACACCCTCGAAGTTGGGATCGAATGCGGTGCTGACGTGCGCGCCCAGTTCGTCGGCGATCACGTCTGCGGCGTCTTCATCAATGCCGAACGACACCATGCCGTTTTCGTCCACATCGGCTTTCAATGCTGCGTGTTCCATGTTGACCTCAGAGATAGATCACGAAAGCGTCGCCGCCTTCGGTGAGCAGGGTGTTGGCGAGCGCGAGACGCAGGCCTTCCAGTTGGGCTTCGACGTGCATGTCAGCAGTCTTGTGGGGACGCATGAACACCACGACGTTGTTGGTGCGGCCACGAACTTCGCTCTTGGGCCACTCGCCGGTTTCGTCGTTGTAGACGATCACCTGCACATTGTCGGCCGCGTCGACAGCATCGGCGAGCAATGTCGGCACGACCAGGGTGAAGTTCTCGTTCGGCTTCGCGCTGGCGACCAGTGCGCGTGCGGCGCGTACACCGATGCGGATGCTGGTGGCACCCATCTGGCAGTGATGCACGTCTTCGCTCCGGTTCGCCTCTTCCAGGCGTCGAGCCTCCTGCTCCTCGAAGGCCAGTCGTTGCGCCTCGTCGTTGGCGGCACGCTCTTCGTCGGTGTAGCAGTCGATCTGCATGATGGCGTTCAGCTGTTGGCGGGGATCGGCCATATCGAACCGTTCGCTGATACCGGTCACATGTATGTTGAGGGTGCAGAACGCGCCGAACACCACGAGAGACAATCCGCAGGTGTAAGCATCGGGATCGTGCGCGGCTTCGGCCGGACGGTAGAAGTTGACGTGCCTCACGCGGATGTTGTGTTCACCGGCCTTAGGCTCGTCAATGCACAGCGTCTGTGCGGCGAGTTTGGCCTGATCTTCTTCGCCGAGAAGCAGTGCAATCGCAATGGTCTCGACCGACGCCTGCGTCAGACGATAGGGGATCGCGCCAGGGAAACGGGCATGGCGCAGACTGTCTACGGTCACTTTTGAAATCTTCATGGTATCAATCCTCGTCCTGTTCGCCGTCGGTTCGTTCGTCGTCTTCGCCATTGATGCGACCCTTCGACAGCTGAGCCATCGAGCGCACCAGGAGCTCCTTGACGTCCTTGGGAATCTTCTTGCCGGTGTAGTGGAAGGAGAAGGCCTCGGCGAAGAACTCTTCGGGCGACTTCATGGCGTACTCGGACACCATGACGTTGCGCTCGGAGAACTCGACGTAGGTCGGCCAATACTTCTCCACCTCGTGTCCGTGACGCAGCAGCTTGTCGAAGTGCTTGCGGTCGATGCCGTGCACCGAACGGATGTGCTTCAACACCGACTTGAGGATCTGCTTGGTTTCGTCCTCGGCCTCACGCAGGTAATCGCCGAGCGAACCAGCGGACTGCACTTCGGCCAGGATCTCCTGCAGCATGTCATCGTCGGCGTCCTGCGGCGCCATGTGCTTGTCGTACAGGGCGATCCACTTGGCGATGTTGTCCGGCCGCATGAAGCGGTACCAAATGCCGTGCGCGTATTCGTGATAGATCACGTAGCGCATTTCTTCCTTGCCCATCTGATCGTAGTTGGGCTTGATGCACAGCACGTCCTCTTCGGCCTTGGGCAGGAAGTGGTAGTAGCCGGCGTACTTGCCTTCTGCGGGACGAATTTCGATCTGAGCAGGCACTGGGCCCAGACGCTTCGCGTGCAGTTCCTTGTAGGTGTTGATCAGGATCTTCTTGGTGCGCTGCACCAGCTTCTCTTCCATGTCCACGAAGAACAGGATATCGCCGCAGGTGTTGGTCGTCACGCGCTGGTACAACGGCTCGATCTTGACGCCGTAGACCTTGCCGACACGCGGGCTCGGGCCGAGGTTGACCAGCACGTCACGCATCTTCACGGCGAGCGGAAGGCGCTTCTCGTACTTGCCTTCCTTGTTGCGCTTCATGGTCTGGTTGATGCCATCAACGGTCTTGCCGTCAATGGACTTGACCTTGATCAGGATCTTCTTGCCGGCAGCTTCGACGACTGCGAAGTCGCCTTTGGTGATGTTCATTCTGGAAAGTCCTCGAGGAGTTGGTGTTTTGCGAGACAGCGCGAGCGGAGTTCGTCGTCAAAGACTTCATACTCCTCGGCGCACATTTGATCGTTGGTCAGCACAATCTCGTAAGACAGGCTGGCGAAGAAGCGGTGAACCTTTGCTAGGGCACGACGGTAATCATCACGATCACTAGCCGTGTTTTGATCGCGCTCCACGAACGTGGCGGCGAACACCGTATGCTCTCGGATCATCGTGTCGATCACGGACATATCGCCGATGTAGTTCAGGTCGAGGTCAAAGTCCTCGAAGTGAGAACTGTCGTACTCGGGATGACCGACGTGGCCGAACACACCACGCAGTTGATAGCCCCGGCCGTTCGACTTGTCAGCGATGCCGAGACTCTTCAAGGTATCAATCGCGTCCGGCTTGAGGCGCAAATGCCAGCGGAGGTCAGTTCCCATTGTCGTCTCCGAAGATGGTGTCGAACACGAACTGGTCCACGATCTTGGCGTTGGCCATCTTCTTGGGCTCGTCATGGCCGTGCACCACAAGCTCCCCTGCAACGGCATTGACCTCGCGGCAGATGGTGTCGTACTCACGCATCGAGGAACGCACCGCCTGTTCGATGGCATGGACGTCGTTGCTGCTACGCGCGACAACGAGGTTGTGCAACGTCAGAGACGGGATCACCGTGTGCGCCTTGCATGCCATCGACAAGTCGAAGTAGTTGACGATGGCCGGCGCCAGCGTGTAGCGGATGTAGAGCGCGGTGTAGGCCGCATGGAGACCGGTCACAATCTCCTTGAGTACGCGATCCATGTCGCTCTGGCGCATCTGATCGCGGCGCTCGACACCGACCTGATCGAAGCCACGGAAATACTCGCGGAGGTTGTGGTTGTACTTCACGGCCAGGCCGCGGAAGCCCATGAAGCCGCGCTGAGGGTCGAACACTTCGGTAGCAATAGCGCGCAGGCGATTGTAGAACTTGGACAGCTTGGTGGGCTCCTGCGCGAACACGTACTCCAACGCGTTGGGATCGCTGGACCAGATCAGGTACATGAAGGACGGGAGGTCCCAGCCTGACACGTCAACGATGCCGTCCTGCATGGACTTGGTGATCTTGTTGATCTTGAACGCGGACACATAGTCCTGCGGCAAGCGGCGGTAGATCACGCGAATGTCGAAGTCGCTGTCGGCGGTTTCCATCCTGCGAGCGCGACTACCTACCAGGCCACGATCAAGCGGATAGATCGGGCCACGTTCGGCATCAGCCTCACGCTTGACCCACTGGAGAACCGCTTGGGTCATCTGTTCGTTGTTCATGCCTCGTCCTCGTCTTCATTCTCGGTTCTGGATTGTGCCGGCTTGGCCTGCAGGTGCACGACGTGGTCTCCTATGCCTCGCCAGTACCCGCCGCTGTACGCACTCTTGTACACGGTTCGCCCCTTGTTGCGATAGCCCAAGAAGTGGAACGACTCCTTGAGTATGTGCCACGGAAGAAGCCAGCGTCTAGTCAGCGTACTCCAGACGCCGTTGTGAATCATCGTGCGACGTTGCCACATGATGTAGGAGAAGGCGTTTGCACAGCCGACGATCCACTCGCAGAACACCAGAATGAAGGTCAACGCCAGCAGGCCGCATACGAACACGCCCACCAGTGCGAAGAAGTTGGACCATGTGATGGTTGCCCAGATGACGGACAATATCTGGCCTATGTAGGACTCGTCCACAATAAATCCCTAGAATTGATTGGTAAATGCGATTAAGCCACCGAGACTCGACACGCAACGGTGAGGAGTCTCGGTGGCGATGGTTACAACTATCCTTTACAGACCCTGCGTGGCGAAGTCGTAGATTTTCTCGGCCTCGATATTCAAGGGAATGCCGGCGTGAAGCGTGATGACCTCAAGATCGGGGATGCGACAATGCAGGGCTTTCAACGCCTCAACGCGGCGGTCGTTGTCACGGCCCACACTGTTTTCATCCCGATACGACCAGGTGCGGTGCGTCGTATCCAGCTTGCCGTTCTCGGCCCTGTGATCCAAGAACACGATGCGCTTGGGCATCAAGTCGAGGAACGTCAGTGCCACCATGTCAGCCCAGCGATCAAGCGAGGAGCTCTCACGGAGGGCCGAATAGGAACTCAGCAGGTGGATGTTCAGCACCAGACTGCGAATCGAATCGGGCGCAGCCTTGTCGGCGTGTACGCCAGCGATGAACGTGGCACGACGGTTGGCGAGACTGCACATGTACTCGGCCACCGAATCGCGTTGCTCACCTTCGCCGAACAGGCTGTTCTTGAGTTCACGGTCATTGCCCAGGTTCTTCAAGTAGGGCATCAGGATTCGCTGCTGCCCATCACGCGCCTTCGGCAGTTCCTCACGCAGATTCTTGATCCGCGTGCGGCTCATGCCTTCAATCAGGGTGATGTTGGGCGACAGGTTCACGATACCAAACCCTCCGGTGCCTTGAATGCGAACATGTCCAGCGTCTTAGTCGTGCGCTCGATCACTTCGGCATCGGTCGAGAACAGACGCTCGATGTAGGCCTCGGCAATGTCCTTCGCACAGGTCAGCACCACTTCCGGCGCCATGTTGGCGTCGATCACGGTGTAGACCGATTCCGGCGAGGTCATCTTGAGGACGGAGAACGCTGCCTGGAAGCCGGCACGCAGATGGCCGTAGCCACCGGCGTTGCGTTCCTCGATGCTGTCGAGCGGCTGGCCACGAAGCGCCAGTCGTTCACGCACCGATTCGTCGTCCACGTCGAGGTAGATCGTCAGGCCGGGCAGGATGCGTTCGCACGTCTGACGCATCAGGTCAGCCCACAGCATGAAGCTGGGGATCTGGTGGTTGAACCCCTGATACGCGAACGTGGTAGCGACGTAGCGGTCGATCACACCGAAGCCACCGCCGTCCAGCCACGGCTTGATCTTGTTGAGGATCAGGTCACGGCGTGCAGCGAAAATCAGCATCATTTCGATCATGGGATCGTTGATGTTGTGGCCGAGGAACATGCTGCGAATGGCCTGTGACCGTTCGCTGCCTTCCCACGGAGTGAAGCCCTTCACGTTGAAGTTGGCCTCGTACTGGGCGGCGTACTTGTCCAGTTGCTTCTGGATGAACGGCACCAGGTTGGAGGTCAGCAACGACTTGCCGGCCGCGTCCACGCCTTCGATGGCAATGAAGCGATAGCACGGCTTGACGTGTTCGATGGTTGAGGTCAGGGGATTCATCAGTCGATGGCCTTGCCGTTCTCGGTGATCGTCTGGGCGCCACGGCGCTCGTTCGGATTGTTGTCGTTGTCGTCCACGATGTAGAGCTTGCACTCCGGCGGCAGATGCTGACGCAGCGTGTGGCCCATCATGGTGGCAGCCAGTCGCGCGGTCGGATGCACGGTAACGCCCGAACGAAGCTCGGCCACGTAGATCGCCTGCGGCAGGTCGTAGCGCATCATGGCCGTGACCATGCTACCCATCGGCACGTAGTACATGAGGGCCGCGTGTGCCTGTTCGCTGTCGTAGCCAGCCTCTTCCATCACGATGGAGCGGACGAACGGCAGAGTGACGTTGTACAGGTGGTCGATCGCGGCGCCGATGCTGAGACCGTCCAGCATCGGATGCGTCTTGTCCATGAGGCCCAGGTGATGCAGCATACCCAGGTACCACGGGTGCATACGCGGACGATCCGGGTAATGCGGGAAGGCCACAAAGCCGTTGCGGTGACGATGCAGGTCACGGAACGAACCATAGTCAATCGGGAACGCCATCGAGAAGCTGCCGTACTTGGCGAAGTTGCGCGGCACCTTCTCATGCTTCACGCGGTTGTTCAGGAAGTCCAGCGCGTCGGCGTCGAACTCGGTGATCGCTTCACGACGGCAGTACATGCTGTCCGGGCGCAGTCGAGCCGGGTCGTAGTGACAGTTGATCTGGCCAGCCATCGCCTCGGTGTCATCGAAGAACGAGCCACGGACCGGGATCAGGCCTTCGAGGCCGTCGGCCGCAATCGCATCCGGATAGGCCTTGACCAGCGCGTTGTGGATGCCGAACGCCAGCGCGCGTACTTCATCGCTGGGGCTGGTTGCCATCCACTCCAGATGTTCCTGCACCTGATCGAAGTTGGTGGTCCACGACAGCTTGGTCGTGAAGCCTGCCGACAGGAAGCCACGAGCAACGTCGAACGCACGGGCCTTGATGGCGGCGGTCTTCGATGCGGTCAGTTCTTCGCCGTACTCGACCGCGCGTGCAGTCAGGCGCTCGATGCTGTGTTCCAACACGGCGGTGTACAGGCCGCGCATCTTCTCCTCAATGTCCGCGATGGAGTACGGAGCCACGAACGGACGCTTGGAGAAGTCGTAGTAGCGGGTGGACGTTTCCTGGCCGTTGTACAGCGGGTTGTGCTGGATGCACTTCGCCGCGAACATGGAGACGTCCTCGATGAAGAGGGTGAAGTTGCCACACTGGCCGATCGAACGGTGACCGTAACCGATGTAGAACTTCTTGAGGCTTTCGCGCAGCTGGTCGCGGTCCATGTTTTCGACGCGGTCAGCAATAGACTTGGTGCTGCGGCTGTAGAACGCCTGCACCATAGCCATGCTCTGCGGATCGAAGTTTTCGCCGTCGGCCACGAAGATCGAAGTGTCGTGAGCGACCTGCATGTCCAGGTGATTGATGCGATGCGATTGCATTGGGAGGTCCTATCGAATGGTTGCGAGATTAAGCCGTGCGGAAGGCGTGTGCGCGGCGTGGAAGATCGGAGAGACGTGCGCCGACGATCAGGATCCAAGACCCATTGACGAAGGCTTCGATGTTGCCGCTGTGTTCCTGGTAGCGAAGGCCGCCGCACAGCGACGCATCCTCCTTGACGCACTCCCAGCCATTCCAGGCGCTGTAGTTGTAGGTGCGACCACTGAACATGACGACCATCGTGTCGAGCGTGGTGAACTGCCCAACGGTCTGGAGGCCGTCATCGGTGACACGCATAATGTCACCAGTCTCGTGGCAGAACGCGCTCACCGACTGGCCGGATGCGAACGCAATGCTGCGCTCTTCCCGGGTGGTGAACTCGTCCAGCACCACGTGGACGGTACTGGTCTGTGCAGCCTGCTCGCGACGGCGTACCCACACGATGGCCGCGATGATGAAGACGATATAGCCGATCCACAGAGAGGGCTCGGCGAAGTTCGACAATTCCATTTCCAAATATCCCCAGTTGATAGTGCGTTGAACTCAGCGCGTGCCGGTCGAGCCGAAGCCGCCGCTGCCGCGTTCGGTGTCATTCAACGTACGGCCTTCGCTGATGCGGCAGATCGGCACCAGCACGATGACGCCCTGTGCAATGCGGTCGCCATGCGTGATCGTCACAGCCGCGCTGCCGCTGTTCTGCAACACCACACCGATTTCACCGCGGTAGTCGTTGTCGATGGTGCCCGGGCTGTTCAGCACATGCACACCCTGCTTGTAGGCCATGCCCGAGCGCGAACGGATCTGGAGCTCCGGACGGAACGCCATGCCGGGAACGATGTGATGGTTCGGATCGGCCGGGGCGCCGACGTGCTGCATGGAGTTGAAGGAGACTTCGGACGGCGGCTGCCACGCGAGGCCGGTGCCGATCAGCGCACGATGACCAGGCTCGATGACAACCTCTTTACCCAGCACGGCACGGAGGTCGAAGCCGCTCGCGCCAGAAGAGGCGTACTCGGGCAGGGTTGCTTCGGGATTGATGCGGATGAATTCGATGTTGAGCATTGCAGTTCCTTGTTGTAGTCAGCGGTGTTGTGGGTGAATCAAACTTCTACGGTGTTGTCGAGGATCTTCTTCCACTCTTCCTCGACCTGCTTGGTGATCTGGATCGTGGCCTCTGCGATCACGAGGCGCGTGCGCTCTTCCAGCGTGCCCAGGTTGACGACACCGAGCTCGGTATCATTGGGCGGAGGCGGCGCGAAGTCTTCGAGGGGTGAGCCTGCTGCGAAGTAACGCACGCAACGAATGCCATCAACCACGTCGATGCGAGGCTGGCTCAGTTGGCTTTCAACGTAATCCAGCAACTTCTGATCGCTGTCCGAGTTGCATACGGCCTGCGTCTCGAATGGCGGGATCACCTGTTTCAGGCGAAGAATGAACATTGGAATCTCCGATTTGGACACGTTTCTTTACAGTATCACATGCGAAAAAGGCCCGCATGAGCGAGCCTTGATGCGCGACGTGCGCGAGAAATCTGGTATTTTCGGGTCGCGTCAACTCGCGCGCGCAGAGAGTCTGCACAAGCACCGCTTCGCTTCGCTCCGCGGCTTCTTCGCGGAGGTAGATAAAATGGAGGTCCGACCGGGACCTATATTGTCCCCCATGCCCGAGTCAGCCAGCTGATCCAGGGGCAGGATCGGATCAAACTGGCGACTTGGGCTAGATTCTAGTCGGGACTGTCTCGCTGCACTCGCCAGTCCGTCTTCTCGCGACGGTAACCGTCGCTGCCAGACGGCAGGGAATCAACTGCATTCACTCGCTGCGCTCGCTCACTGGCGCTTCGCGCCCAGCTGGCTGCATCACAGCACTGGCATTCATCGTTGGCGGATCATTCGCATTCGCACACACTTACCGTCACGCCATCAATCCGGCGCGACTCGCAGCGCCGTGAACGGCTCGCACGCACGAATGGACCACTCATACTCGGTACCTATCCAGGCACACTCATATTCGACAATCGCACATTCGTACTACGGAGTTTACAGTACGTGTTTTGAAAAACGCTGTTTTTGGTCAATTTTTCACCAGTTTGAGGCGCTGTAAGTCATTGATTCTGTTAAAGAAAAAAGAATAAATCCCTGATTTTCCGCATTTGGCGATTTTTTCACCAGTTAGGAAAGTCGAAACACGTTTCCGATATTTACGGTGTACCGGACGGGAGCCACGCCAAGCCACTCGGAGCGCACTTCTCCTCGTAGGATTTCGCCTTGCACTTAGGACGATCGACCCTGCGCTGCTGTCGCGTGTGAGCATAGGGTGAAGTCGCCGAGTTGCGAATCGGAGACAAAAAGAAGGGCTCCAAAGCAATTACGCTCGGGAGCCCTTAAGGAATCACTGTGGCGAGAGAGTCAGCATGTCGGCGTCTGAAAGGAGGTAACTCCCACCGACCTCTGAGCTATAACGTTCGGCACCGCTACCGTTCGTTACGCTCTCAAATTAGATTTATTCCTCACTCGCACATGTATGCGTTATGCCTCTTTGGCAATGCGCTGCGCTTCAACGTGAGCCATCGCTTCACGTACCCAACCGCGGGCCTTGGCGTGCAGCTTCTTGTCCTCGATGCCTTCGCGTTTGAGGAACCTCTTCAAGCCCGTAGTCGGATTGAACTTCGGCAGATCACCGACCTGTGCGCTGGCGCCACGTGCAGCCTCGACTACCTCTTCGATGCTCATAGTGGACGTGTTGACGCCAGTGATGTGGACGATGTTGGGGAACATCTGCGTGAGGTTCTTCGGCACCAAGATGCCGGCCGTGCGATCAACGAACAACTTGTAACGGATGTTCTGGTCCTTCTTGATCTTGTCCCAGTCACTTTGGTCCTTGATGACCAAGTTCTCCAGGATGAAGTTCGGCTTGCTGTCGATGAAGGTGTGCTTGAACTGGAGAACGTCCGAGCCCTTCTTGTACCCGGCCTTGAACTCCAAGAAGCCCTTCGGCAGACTCTCACCGAAGTTCTTTTGGTACAGCGTGCCGACGTAGGTCAGACGCTTCTTCTTCATTTCCTGGTACTGATGGATGTGGCCAGATACGATGTAGTCGTTGGCGGTACGTACCACCTTCTCCTCGTTGCCCGACTTGAGCTTGCGCCCATTGTCACCGATTGCGCCAGCCGTTTCGATGTGCGCGAAGATCAATCGGCCACGACCGTCCTTAGCCTCAGGCGCCTCGTAAGAGGGCCAGGGCAGGAACGATACGTTCACGCCATCAATCTTCATCGTGTCGGCTTGGTTCATGATTTTGAGGCGCTTGAACACGCCGCCATCAGCCAGCACGTTCAGCACGTCGAGGGAGGTCTTGAACTTATGCTCCACGTCGTGGTTGCCACGCATGTAGTAGGTCCAGACCTCTTCGTCCCACAGCAGCAGGTGAGTAACCAGCCGAATGAAGTTGTCCTCATCCATCACCGGGCTGTCGCACAGATCACCAGGCACAAACACCTTGTCCAGACCGTTGCCGGTCGCGTGGTTGTAGACCTTGGTGATTTCGTTGAACTGGAGTTCAGGCGCACGAGGACCCAACGGCTTATACATGCCCGTCAGATGCCAGTCGCTGGTAATTACCCCTTCGAGAGCCATCGTATTGCCTTACAGGAAATGGGTGTAGAGTGCCGACCGAGGAGGGCTCGGTTGAGGCTCGTCGCTGTGTGGATCATCGCGCCTGCGCTTCCGCCAGCCAACCATTTTGATCTGGTAACGGACGTGCGCCAGTTCGTACTCCATGGCGCGATTGTCTTTGTTCATGGCCGATGCGTACTGCATGGCCGCAATACCGGCGCCGGACTGCTGTGCGATCCTGAACAGGGTGAACGCATCACTCGCGGTCAGTTCGGAGAGTTGGGCCAGACGGCGCTTCAAAGCCTGACGCAGCTTCTCCAACTTCGCACGCTTGCGATCGGTACGGCTGTTCTTGTCGCCGCTGATTGCATCCCAGATTTCGGCCAGACCGTCGAGGTCCAGTTCGTCGTAGAGCTTGCGCGCATCGCGGAACAGCGCGTGCATCAGTTCGTCCTTGGTCCGATCCGGGTGCGTGCGACCCGCAATCTTGTTCCACAGGGCTTTGCAGAGACGCCGGCGATTACGTGTACCGCGCTGAATCTCGGCCTTCTCTTTGGCGTCGCGGAAAGCCTTGCCCAACTTGGAGCGCGGGTCATCGAAGCCAACTACGTCTTCTTCATCGTAATCGCCTTCGTCCTCCTCGTCGTCTTCCAGATTGGACCGCTCCTCGCGTTCGTCTTCGTCACCATCTGGAACATCATCGGCCGAGAAAGCGGCATTACGCAACTCTCTTTCCAGGTCGAGCAGTTCGCCACGTGCCTCAGCTAACGCGCTGGAGAGCCTGATCTTGCGCTCGAAGTGGCCGGCAACCGTCGGATGCGAGTTCATTTCAACGCCGAAGTCTTCCAACTTCGTTTGCAGGCGTGACGCCAGATCGTCTACGTGGAGGAACTCCTTCTCCACCTTGTCGTGTTCGCTATCGAGGTCCTCTTCCTTGATGCGGCTGTCGGGATCAAAGTCGGAGTGCTGGATCGCTAGATCGAGGGCAGTCTGGCGTACTACCAAACTGCCCTCGCGAACGATCAACGCTTTCGAGGTTTCGATTTGGGTGAACTCGTCCATTGTTTGTAGTTTTGTCTAATCAACGTGTAGGTTTGAGTCAGGTCGAGCCGCTCACAGAACGCCTTGACGCGCTCACGGTCGTATGTGGGATGCGGAAATACCAGGTCTTCGTCCGTGACCTTGTGCTTCTCGTCGCAGGGCAGTCGGATGATCTTCGGTGTGACCTTGAGATCCTCGCGAGAGGCACTAAACGACTCCATCAGGGCCGGCTTCAATTCCTTGCGGTTCTTGAGAATGGTCTTGAGGTCGCCGTAGTCTTCGAGCAGTGAACGTGCAGTCGCAGGACCACACCCGACGACGCCCTTGATGTTGTCCACCTTGTCGCCCAGCAGGCACAGGTAGTCAACGATCTGGGACGGGCGTACACCAAACTTGTGGTACACTTCGGTCGGGCCCATCAGCGTGCGATCAGGAGTCATCACGCGAATGTTGCCGCCACAAAGCTGCATCATGTCCTTGTCGTTGGTGCACATGATGACTTCCCAGCCGCGATCCGCGTATTCCTTCGCGAGCGTGCCCATCAGGTCATCGGCTTCGACGCCGGTCTTGCGGATGATGCGGAAGCCCATGCGCTTCAACAGCTTGCGCAGGTCAGGACATTGGCCGTGCATTTCAGCCAGCTGTCGCAGACGCTCCTTGGTCTTCTTGTCCTTCTTCGCCTTCCACTCCTGGCGATTCTGCTTGTACTTCGGATAGACTTCGCAACGCCAGTTCGGCTTGCCTCCCTTATCGAACACGACGCCGACGTGAGTCGGACGCAGGCGGATAAGATCGGCCATCAGGATGTTGAGAAATCCCTTGATTGCGTTCGTCGGGGTGCCATCCCGGCTTTTCAACTTCGGCGTGGCGTGATACGCCCGATTGAGGTAATTGTTACCGTCAATCAGGATCAATTTCTGGCCCATCGTGGGTACCCTTTATGCTGTGGCCTTTCAAGGCTTCTTTACAGAACTGCCGCCAGCTTGGGAATTGCCAGCAGGGCCTTATTTTTGTGGGATGTATCGACTTCGCGCAACCAGGTCTCGTTATACGCCTGCAGCCTGCCCAGCGCTGCCCGCAAATCGACACCATCCTGCCTGTAGCCGGACAACTCGTACCAGCCTGTACCGCTGATCTTCCGTACGCGGATACCGTGACGGTAACTGACAATGACTCCGCGATTCTTTCTCAGGACAAGAAGCTGTTCCGGAAGGCTCTCTCCGTCTGCCCGGAGAAAACGCTTTAGGACTTCAATCCCGACTTGCACGCGGGCCACAAACTCACAGTCTTTGACGACTATCATAAATCACCTGATTGATATAAGGAACGAGGTCGGCGGTTGTGATATTCCGCTTCACCTCACTCCGAAATTACAACTCAGGAGGCAGAAACACAAAAGGGCCCCGAAGGGCCCTTAAGTGGCATTACTCGGCCGCATCGTCGCCGTGGCCGTTCTCGATCACCTTGAAGAAGCGATTGAGGTCACGGATCTGGATCGTGCAGTCGTCCAGCGGCGAATGCACACGGCTGTGGTCATTCGGGCCGTACTTGGGATGACCCAGGATTTCCAGCACGGTGCGAAGCGTACGGACGTCGAACTCCTTCTGGTAGTGGCAGAAGTCGCGCGTCACACCCAGCACGTTGCAGCTGTGATGGATCTTCATGCAGTCGAAGCTCGGGCTGTTCGCCACGATGTAGTCCGGCTTGACGCGCAGCATCCACTCACGGAAGTTGCTCATGACCACGACCGCATCCATGCCCTGCGTGTAGGCACGATCCAGTTCGATCATGTTCTTCTCGCGGGTCCACTCCAGGGTAGACTCGCTGGTGGTGAATCCGCTGTGTTGCAGCATGGCGACCGGATCGGCGTACAGCAGGAAGTCCGGGCTGTCCACGTCGAACGCGGTGTCATCGGGGCAGATTTCCGATTCACCCGGATCCTCACCGAACACGAACTCACGTGCGGCGAGGGCATACCACGCAGCAGTGGGTTCGGTGTCGAAAGTCTCAAGGTCAACCATCACACCCTTGAGGCCTGCGAGTCTTGCGTGCATCGCAGGAATGGAAAAGCTCATGGCAGATTTCTCCGGTAACTAAACGGCGAATGTACGTTGCTCATGCCCCTGTTCTGGGCATGTTTCTTGTTCGCCTCTTGGGAAGGGGCGGCACGCAGACGTTCCATCATCTGCTCATGGGTGATACGATTCTCCGGTGCCGTAAGCTGCATGAATTCCGTACACGCTTGGCACTGGCGAGTCATCATAGAAGTCTTGACAGTGATAGAGCCCGGCGTGACGCCAAGATTGCCCAGTCCCTTGCTGTCGTCAAGGTGGGCCGCGCGTCGCTTCCTACAATCCATAACAGGCATCGTGATAGCGAACGACGGGCAGGTGAAATATTCAGTTGTCATATGCGTTTAATGGGAGTTGGGAGAGGGCCGCCTCGTCCAGCCCTCTCCCGTCTACTCAATCCTCGTCGTCGGAATCGTCGGTATCGGTGTCGGCGTCGTCTTCCTCGTCGCCGTCTTCCTTCTCACCGCCCGAACGGCGATGCTCGATGAACAGCGCCATGCCGTCCTTGTTCTGGATCTGGTCGATGCAGAACTCGCGAAGGTCGAACCGCTTGAGGCCGTACTTCTCGCAGACTTCCTTCTGCTGCTTCTTGGTGCCCAGGATCAGCATCTTGAAGTCCAGCCACTCCATCGGCTTTTCGTTCGAGTGCTTCTTGATCTTGAGGGTCATTTTCTTGCGACCCTTGTGGCTGATCTGGCCGGTGTTGTCGAGATACATGAAGGTATCCCAGACCGGATCAAAGCCGCGCGGCTCTTCGTTACCGTCCTTGATCCACAGGCGCAGCCAGCCTTCCATGTAGGGCATGCCCAGCTTGTTCTTGATGCCGCGCACATGGATGAATCGGTACAGGTCCTTCGCCTTGCGCACGGTGACGCTCGGCTCTTCGATCTGCTGGCCCTTGCCGGTGACGTACGGAACACTGCTCAGTGCGCGAGCGGAGAATCGCAGGCGGCAGTCGGAGAAGTATTTCAGGGCGTCGCCGCAGGGTTCGTACTCGGGGCTGCCGTACATGACACCCGGCCGCTGACGCAGCTGGTTCACGCCGACGACTGCGATACGCTTGGAGGACATGCGGCCCTTCACACGACGCAACTGCTCGGAGAACATACGAGCCTGCGCCGCCATGCCGGCGTTCTTGTCCTCTTCGTCCAGCTTCTCGCCCAGCATTGCCGGGTAGGAGTCGACGATGGCCAGTGCCTGCAGCGTGCCATCCTTCGCAGGAACACGCAGCTTCTTGGTGGAGCGCCAGTAGTTCTTGTCGAACTGGTCACCAACCAACTTGCGGTTGTCCTTGGTGTCCTCGTAGACGTAGTACCACTTGTCGCCGACGCAAATCTTGTCGGGCAGACGCTTTTCCAGCTTGTAGATGTAGTCGAAGAACTTCTCGGCCACCTGCGGCTTCTGATAACGCACGCGCGGCTTGGTGATCCACTTCGAGGTACGCGGATCCTGCTCGCCGAAGACCTGATGGATGGTCATCGGGACCTTGTAGGTCTTGAGCATGTGGCCGATGTAGTCCGGCTGGCCCGAACCCTCGTAGTCCCAGTAGGACAGGATCGGCACGGCACTCATGAGGGATGCAATCAGCATCGTCATGGCACCAGTCGACTTGCACGACTGCTCCGGACCGAACGAGGTGTACCAGCCGGCGGTCAAGCCCTTGCCAACGACCAGGTCGAGTACCAGGCTGCCCGTATGCTGACGCGCCTCTTCGAGGTTCAGCGACGAACCGCCGAGGCCCAGGTCCTTGTCGATGTTGTCCAGCACGTCGTCGATGTTGCCGTACGGATTGAAAGCGTTGTGGATCGCCTCGTCCAGCTTCTTGTGCTTGGACTTCTTGCCGGCCTTACCCTTGGCCGGCGCTTCATCCTCTTCATCGTCGTCTTCGGACTTGCCGCGCTTCTTCTTGCGCTCGGTGTCCTTGGCCTTCGACTTCTTCGACTTGCGATCTTCCTTCTCGGCTTTCGCCTTCTTGCCCTTGGGTGCCTTCTCGGCCTTCTCGGCACGCGCACCCTTCTTCGACTTCTTGGACTTCGGACTTTCGTCTTCATCCTTGGCGCGCTTGGACTTCTTCGCCTTCTCCGGCTTTTCAGCCTTGGCGACCTTGCGCTTCTTCTTGACGTCCTCGTCCTTCGACTTCTTGGACGTCTTCTTGGTCTTCTCGGCCTTTGCTGCGCGAGCCATGTGTTGAATCCCGTGATATGAATTTCAGATAAGACAAAAGGGGCACGAAGCCCCTAATGTCCCCACTCAGAGAGCGACGTTACCGCTTAGAACGGAATGTCGTCATCATCGTCATCATCGTCGTCCGACTTCTTCGACTTCTTGCCCTTCGACTTCTTGCCGGCCTTCTTGTCAGCCTTGCCGCCCTTGGACTTCTTCGACTTCTTGGACTTCGGTTCGTCGTCCTCGTCATCGTCGTCATCTTCGGCGTCATCATCATCGTCCTCGTCGTCGTCATCCGACTTCTTGGACTTCTTGCCGGCCTTGCCCTTCACCGGCTTCTTGGATGCCTTGCCCTTGGACTTCTTCGACTTGGGCTCGTCGTCCTCCTCGTCATCATCATCGTCATCATCATCGTCCGAGTCGTCGTCATCATCCTCGTCGGAATCATCGTCGTCCTCGTCTTCATCATCCTCGTCGTCCTCATCCTCGTCATCGTCGTCATCGTCATCCGACTTCTTCGACTTCTTGGACTTGGCCGGCGCCTTCTTGGACTTCTTCGACTTGGGCTCGTCGTCCTCGTCCTCGTCTTCATCATCCTCGGCATCGTCGTCGTCATCGTCGTCATCGTCGTCCGACTTCTTCGACTTGCCCTTGCCCTTCGCCGGCTTGCCCTTGGACTTCTTCGACTTCTTGGACTTGGGCGAATCGTCTTCGTCCTCATCCTCGTCGTCATCGTCGTCCTGGTCATCGTCGTCATCGTCATCCGACTTCTTCGACTTCTTACCGGCCTTCTTGTCGGGCTTGCCCTTGCCCTTTTTCTTCTTCTTGCCCAGGCTCAGACCTTCATCGTCATCGTCCTGGTCATCATCGTCATCGGTGTCCTCGGCACCGACCAGTTCCATGCGGCCCAGTTCCTTCTCCGCGGTCTTCTGATCTTCGCGACCGGCTTCGGTCAGCAGGCCGTCGTGCAGTTCGTACTGCAGGTATTCCTTTTCCTCGGACGTCAGCTTGTTGCGCTCGCCCATCTGCACCTGGTACTTGTCGGTGCCGCTGGCCTTGCTGTCGTACTTGATGGAAATGTCGCAGCCGAACTTGGGATCAGCCACGCTGTACTTCGTGACCTTGCCGTCCTTCTTGACCTTGTTCAGGTCTTTCAGGCCCTGGATCTTCTGCGCCAGCGACGACGGAAGACGTGCGACACGGACCGGAGTCCAGGTCTCGCTGCCCGGCTGCTTGAAGCCCGACTTCGCTTCCTTCTTGGTCGGCGACTTCTTCTTCGCAGGCTCGTCTTCCTGCAGGTCGCGAGCGATCACGTTGACCAGGTAGAAGTTCTCGGCGCCGATGCCTGCGCCGCAGTACGGGCACGACACGTCTTCGAGTTCGCCGTCGGTCTTGGTGTCATGGGAGACACACCACTTCGGGATCTTCACTTCCTTCTTCGACTTGGCGCCGATGATGTTGACCCAGTGGCGCTTGCACGGCAGCACTGCCGTATCGAACATGCGGATCGGGGTCCACTTGCCGTCGTTGAACTTGAGAATGTCGATCAGCTCTTCCAGCTTCACGCTGTCGCCGCGGCCGACCTTCGGTTTGGTATCGTCGAATCTCACTATCGTTGCTCCTGGTTGGTACAATGTTCGGTGTGGTGTGAACGCTACTTGGTTTACAGTCTTTGGAATCAGGCCATTCGCAGCACGCGCTCAATGCGTGCGTTTGGCGTCCTTCTTCGATTTTTTCTTGACCTTCTTGCGGGCCGGAACGAACTCGATGGATCCTTCGGTGTTACGTGCAGGTACTACGCCCAGCTGTTTGCGCATCAACTCCAGCATACGACGCCGTTCCTTGTTGGAGAACACCTCGTCAATGTCGAGGTACAGGCGAGCGATGCCACGAATGTCAGCGTGCTTTGCCAGCGAACGAATGTCGTCCAGTTCCTCCGTGGCCAGCAGTTCCTCTTCTACCGATCCGCTACCGGCAATGTACTCACCGAGCTCGGACCCGTCGTCACCCTTGCCAACCATCTTCTCCAGCGAAATGCCGAAGTTGATGTTGCGTGCCTTGTTCGACTTCTCGGCCAACGCCTTCTTCTGCAACTGCGGGATGGTGTAGGCGACACCGTATTCGTGCCCGTGATTGCTGTTGCTGGTCGTCTGCGCGTTCAACAACCACCAGTTGATGTAGGACGTAAGTGCGCCCTTGGACGAATCGTACTTGTCCACCGCTTTGGTGATTGCCGTCAGGAAGTTCTGCCGAACGTCCTCGAAATCGAAGTTCTTGCCCTTCATCTTCACGTAGGACTTGGCCTGCTTGAAGCTGTGTTTCAGGTACTGCATCACGATGATGTTGCGGAACTGGTATGCCAGCTGCAGGTAGTCATCGGCTGACCGGATGGTATGGAACAGGTCACCGCGCGAGCAGTCCACACTCTCCTCGATGGCGAGCATCTTCCGCTCGATCTGGAGAATGGACCACTGATCGCTGGCCAACAACAACTCGTGGTAGAGGTCACAGTAGCCTTCGACCTCCTTGAGGAAATTCACCACGAAGTTGTAGATGAACCCACGCTCCAATCGCATTTCACTGACCAGTGTAACCTTCTCGTTACGGTCATCCGCGATCAGGAACTGGCACATCTTGTCGATGGCCTCGTCCCGATCCAGACTGGACAGCTTGCGCTTCTTGTTGCGTGCGGTGGAACTCAGCACATAGCCCACCTGCATATCGAATGCGTCCGACTCACGAACAATCGGACTCACCGCCTGCTGAATGAGCGTGTCCAGAACTTCCTGGATCTGCCCACCGGTCAGGTTGTCGGTTCGTACTTCTTTGTTGTCTGCGTCAGCTTTCATAAGTTGTCCTCTTGGCGGCTGACGTTACAGGGTCAGTCGTTGCGCTTCTTGATGGTCATCAGCACCTGCGTGAGGTGCTTGCAGAGAATCGGATGGTTGCCCGGGTTGCGAACCTTTGCAGGCTGCCCGTTGCTGTATCGGATGCTGGCAGCACCCCACGTCCAGAGAGCGTACTCACTGACGAAGGTGAACCATTCGCAGTCACAGCTGACCTTGATGCGCTGTTGCGTGCTGACGTCCGGCTTGTCCTTATCGAGGCCGATCACCTTGAACTGATGAATCCGCATCGGTCGGGTGTTCATATCGCGTGCCGTGCCGATCACTGCCGGCATACCACCCTTGGTCTTCGCACGCTTGTAGCTGCGAATCACAATGTCTTCGGCACTGTTGATGAGGTAGCGTGGTTGCCGCTTGAGCAACCCCATCAACGTCAAGCCCTTTTCAGCGCGCGCCTTGTCGGGCAACTGCACTGCCTGCGGCTTGAGGTCAGTCTTCTGCGGCTTCAACGTGCGAATCTGCGCCTTACCGGGCAGAGGCTTCTGCACTGTCACCACTTCATCCACAGGCTCGCGCTTGGCGTTCTGCAAACTCGGCGGAGGACCAAGCCGTCGTTTCGATCTATCAATGATTGCCATGGAGATTCCCTAGTTATCGACGGGTGATCTGTTGACTGCGTGGCGTACTCATGTAGTCTAGGGCCGCTTCATCGAGGACGAACGGCAGAATGGAGAAGCGCACCTGCACAGCCATGTCGATACCGCGGTCGCATCCGGTGAACGTGATGTTCAACGCATCCCGATCGTATTCCAATCTGGCAACCGCCATGATGGACTCCAGCACTTCGATTGCCTGGCGCGGAACGTTGAGCAGGTCATTGCGGCATCCCGAACGGCTGACGTACTCGCTCACGGTCTGGAACAGGTCGCGGCTGTCAACCCTCGTGGTATGCACCGCTCTGAACTCCGAGACGTGCAGGAACTCACGATGTTCCGTCAGGCTGTACTCTGGAACCATCTGCGGCCGCACACACGTACTGAGCGTAAAGCCGTTGTAGTCAGGAGCCTCCTTGAGTTCGAGGTTCCCAAGCATCAACTGCGGTACGCCCCGCACATGGCTGAGTCCGCGCAGAACACGATCAACCATTCGGCTGCCTTCGCGACTGCGCAACCTCGTTATCAGGTCGCTGCCGCGGAGTTCAATGTCGTGGTAATAGCGGTTGGCTTCCTTCAACGCCAGAATAGCGTCCGGGTGCATTTTGTGCCTCTTGTAGACTGGTGAACTAATGTCCACGATACGGATGGTTTACAGATTCTATCGCAGCTTGTTCAAGCCAAGCTCTTTTTCGAGCTCCAGGAAGTATGCTGGCCGGCGCCGTGTACGCCAGTCTTTCGGCTTGTGCTTCCAGTCCTCTTCGATGGTGGCTTGCAGCAGCTTCGGCTTGAAGCATATGCCACTGCCGCCCAGCGGACACGGGCTGAACCCACTATGGTAGGCGCTAGCGATGTACTGGTCGTAGGTCTTGCACGGCTTCTCCTCGATCACCATCTGAATGTCGCGGAGCTTCTGTGCGGTCATCACCACCTCGTAGTGCTTGGCCCACTTGTCGATCTTCTGAATGATGGTGCGCTTGCTCTTCGCCGAAATGAAGTCGCCGGTCGGCAGGATGACCTTCATCGGGTTGTCGCGCGCAACGTACATGAGGATCCAGCCACTGATGACAATGTCCAGTTCCCGTTCAAGCAAGGCACAGTAGCTCACGATCTGGGCCACGTTCTTCTTGTACGGCATGTTCTTGTACTTGTCGTTGTTCCGGATCGCACCGACCGAGGACGTCTTGTAGTCGATCAGCCAGTAGAGCCCTTCCTTGTCACGCCACACGCCATCGAGGTGACCGGTCAGGTGACGACCACGACGAACCGTAAGCTCCTCGTAATCCATCGGGCGCTTGCACTGCGGACACACGTTGCCGTGCTGAATCTTGTCCGTGCCTGTGCATCCATTGGTGAGACACACCCACTTGCCGAGCATCTGCCCGCCGTGACCAAGCACGTACTGGATGTAGCGGTGAGTCTGCGTTCCGACCGACGTGTAATACTTCATGCCGAACGTGACTTCTTCCTCTTCCTCAATCTCTTCGCCGTTCAGGCGCTTGTGCAGATGCTTGAGTCCGCAGTACGGAAACGAGGACACACGGAAGCGGTCTTCCCGCTGCCGGTCGGCTTCATCTGGCGATAGGTATTCCTTGCTGTTGACCATCGAGGAGTAGTGCTTGCCGAATTCGACCAGCTTCGCCTTGAGGGCCACTTCTTTCGATTTTGAGCCTGCCATTTAAGCCAATTCCTTTGAAGCTCGACACTTCGGTTTACAGAAAACGCCGTGCGGATACAACTGTAAAGAAGCCGCATAGCAGACTTGAAATTACGAGTCCGCATCATTGGGCGCGAGATATGGCCAGAGACGAAAGTAACCGAGAAATCATCGTCCGCGAACTGGAGAAGTACCCCGGTCCGCGGAAAGCTGGATCAAATGGCTGGCTCAACGTCGTGTGTCCGTTCCACGACGATAGCAGTCCGTCACTTGGTATCCGAATTGCCGAGCCGTCGCTTGGCGTATACAACTGCTTCTCCTGCCCAGCGAAGGGCTACTGGAACACGTTCGCCGAAAAGGTCGGGCTGGAGCAGATCAAAGACTGGAACAAGTCCGAGGACGTTGATGCCGAAGCGGTCATCAGTGCAGGCTTGGACGACACGCTGCTCGGCAGTAAGGGTCTGACGTTCAAGCAGGTCATCAAGGGATTCCGAGTTCCAGAAGCCACGCTGTGGCCAGAGGGCATCGACTGGCGCGGATTCCCCGGGTCGTTCATGCGAAAGCTGGGCGCCCACATCGTACTCGATACCTATGCGGACAGCATCGGTGCCATTCTGCCTGTTAAGGTAGCGGGCAAGGTACGAGGCGGAGTCAAGGCCGCATTCATCAAGGACGAGAACAACAAACGCGCGCTGTCCTACATCACGTCCAGTGGTCAGTGGGTGCAGGACTACGGCCTGTTCCCGTACGTCTACGCGCGAAGTCTGATTCGGAAGAACGACCTGGGCTTCATCGTGCTGTGCGAAGGTCCTCGCGATGCAATGCGCCTGTGCCTCAACGGAATTCCCGCAGTGGCCGTCCTCGGTGCGAAGAACATCACTCGCCGCAAGATTATCCTCGCGATGGGTGCTGGCGCCGACGTGATCTACGCGATGCCCGACAACGACAGCGGCGGTAGAGCTATGGCCAAGACCGTGAAGGCGCTGTGCAAGGAGATTGGCGTTCCGTTCAAGAGCATCAAGCTGCCGAGAGACCTAGGCGATGACGGCAAGATCATCAAGATGGATCCGGGCAACGCGCCACGTAAGATCATTCGCCAGCTGTGTCGTCATCTGCACGACAAGCATGGCCTGCCAATACCAAAGACGATCAAATAGGGGAAGAGCGATGCGTGCACCAACCACGAAGTCCATGCGTATCATCAGGGGAATTCCGTTCGTCAGCGAACAGCCCGAGTTGAAGTTCACCGTCGATCTTTCTGACGTGCCACTCAACGGACTGTCGTCTTCCGACCTGTGGAACATGATGGTCGCCATTCTCAACATGCTCTCGGTCCACGAGGCTGATGCTCTCGACAAGCACCCGGTGTATGTGCTGCAGGAGTTGCAGAACCAGCTGGCCGTGCGTCTGGCTGGATACGACGCCGACGTTATCATATCGGTGAGCGTAGAAGATCGCACTGGTCAGATGGTCAGCGTCTACAACGTGTAAGCCAGTACCACGAGCAACAAAAAGGCCCGGCCTCCGCAAAGAGGTACCGGGCCTTTTCTTTGTCTACGGTTCAGCCGTCAGACGGTTACAGTGCCTGCTCGGCAGCCCACGCCTTCACCTTGTCGTGCAGGCTGTTCTGGGCGATGTACTGGTAATCCGCCTTGGTGAACTCGTCCTCACGGTTGCGCAGTTCACGCAGCACGTTCTCTTCCGGCAGGGTCTTCTCGACCATGAGGTTGAGGACGAACGGGTTGATATCGCCGGCCGCTTCGGCCTTGACGGCTTCCAGTTCCTGGTTCTCGTCGGCAGCGCCCACCGGAGCAATGTCGCCGACCTGGTAGATACGGGCATGCTCTTCGGCGGCATCGCCGTGCTTGAGGAACTCGATGGCCTCGGCGCTGTCGATCAGCAGGATCAGGCGCTTGGCGACCAGGGTACGGAAGTTCGGATCTTCCAGCAGTGCGTTCTTGGTCGACTGCGTGGTCAGGTCGATCGGGATCCAGCTGATCGGCACGCGCACGTTCACCGGACGACCACGGCCGTCGGCCACCGTCAGGTTGATGTTGCCCTTCGGGTTGGTGTTGTTCAGCACCCACACGAAGCTGCTGTTGGCGGCTTCCAGTTCGTGGATGGTGAGGCGCTTGAGTTTCAGGGCTTCCTTCTTGGACGACATGGTGTTGCTACTCCTTTCAGATGGGATGAAGCGAATGATGTTGGACTGCGGTGACTGTAGACTCTGGATGACTGTCGATTATTTTCCCGCGCCCAGAGTGGCGATTGCCACCGAGCGGTATTCTTCCAGACGTTGCGGGAGAACGTCCAGTAGTTCATGGAGAGCGATCTGCGTGACTTCGCCGCCGGTCTTCTCCGCGAATGCCTTGTACTCACGTTCGTTCAGCAGGATCGGCCACATCCAGTTCTTGAACCGGAGACGCTTCACCTTGAGCGGGTAGGCCCGGCGCGCATCGCGCAGCACGGGATCCTTGAACGAAAGATCCACCGACATGGAGTTGCGATACTTCGAGTCGATGTGTTCCAGGTAACTGCGCAGCACGAGGATGCTCTTGACCCTGTTGATGGCCTTCTTGCGCTTCTGCGAGGCAGCGCGCGTCGAGATACCGTCCTCGTGGAACTTGAACAGGTTGAGCTCCGCATCGGAGATAACCTTGTTGCCGACCGGCGCCTGACGATCAATCGCCAAGCAACCGTTCTGCGTCTTCGACGTGTAGTTCTTGCACGTCTTGATGCCGCAGCGTTTGAAGCGATACCAACCTACGTAGACGCAGGTGTTCAAGCTCTGTTCGCCGCCATTCACCAGCGTAATCGGGATCAGCCCGTTCGCCGTGAAGTCTGCTGCCATGTTCATCTGATATGGGCCTTGTCCAATAGTTTGCGATACTTGATAAGCTCCTTGCGTTGGCCCATGAGTTCAAACGGCTTGTTCTCCGTATAGGTGAACGCACCGTACATGCCAATGCAAGCAGCGTCGATAACATGCGCGACGAGTCTGGATTCCTTGTACAGGACTTCCAGCTTTTTCTTTTCAGATCCATGCACATTGCGGTTGAACGCATTCTTCCACTGCGAGGCAGGGATGAACCACACGTCCTCAACGGGACACATGGCTGCTACGCCCAACATCAAGCCCACAAGCTCACCGGTGTTGCCACGGATACCACGATTCATGTAGCGTTCGGCCACGATAGCGTCCACCTTGTGGCGGCGCAGGATACCGTGCAGTTCCCCCTTGAACTTCTTGAGGTCACCACGCACGTCACCCTTCATTTCCTTGACCGTCTTCTTAATCATGCCGACTTCCTTGATTCGGTAGTCGAACTTGCCATCAGTGCGAACCTTGATGACGCCGAACCCCATGTTCTTGGAGCCCGGATCCAGTCCGAGAATCGTTAGAGCCGACATGGTTCATAGTCCGTTAGTGATTTGCTTGTCGGGAAATTAGAACCTGAAGGTGAAAATAGAAGTTCACCGTTTTGGGCTAGTGCCCATGTTCAAACTGGCTCTGAATAGCCACCTGCTGACCAGCAACTGGCCTACAAGCTGCGCGAAACCGAGGAGCGTATCCGCCTGAACGAAAGACAGGGAGGCGGAGAACAGTGCAGCCGATGCAACTGTGGTAATTACCTGATGTTTATTCACCGGTCGGCCATACATTTATGGATTAATGATCGGGTTTTACAGATTTCCAAATACGAGGATAGACGCACTGGCCCTGTAAGTTTGACCTGTGTATGGTAATTTTCAACCATACGACACAGAGCGAGGTGACACATGGCGATCCATAATGGACGCGGTGAAATCAAGCGTCGCCATGCCACGAACTACATCGGCAAGGAGGCGCATAAGCGTCTGCAGGAGGCCATTGTGCCTGCGCAGAAGCGAGGACTTCAAGCCCTCGAGGTGGACAGCTTTGAGGTCATGTACTACCGGCGCAGCAGCAGTTCCATTCCGTGTACGTGCCAGAAGTCTCCGGCCTACGCTGCAATGGATCACAACGTGGTGGATCCCAATTCGTTGCAGCTTCCGGACAGTGTCCTTGCATTCGGTGAGTTCGATGAAGAAATCGTCATCGACCACAGTGACACCCTGTTCGGCACGTCGAACACCCTGGGCGAGTACGGCGACAACCAAACGTCCGGTGGATTCGATCCGGAGGAAGTGGATGAGGGCGATGACGACGCTCGCAACACGGACAACCTGTTCGGCCTGAGTACGGACTGTGGCATCTGCTATCGCAACGGCGTTCTGCCTGCTTACGAACTGTACGGCCATGATCGCAAGATCCTCGCCACACAGGTTGTGGATGCCGCGTACGGTTACCACATCGACCAGGGCGAGACGCCGCACCGCTTCGACAAGATCGACACCAACGAAGGCTACGTGGACTTCGTGCTGCATGTACCCAAGTATTTCGTCAGCGCGCGCTTCTCGATCCGCAACGGCAGCGATCATCTGCCCGACGAGTTCATGTATGAGCCGGCTGGCGCCATGCGACCGATCACCATGCAGTCGTTCCGTGCCCTCGCCGGTCAGGAAGTCCGCGTGCGTATCCTCGCCGAGCAATTCACCCACGTGGTGATCGACTTCGACCTCGGTGTTGAGCCGGTGCTTGCCGCACTCGCACAGGACACCAAGGCAACCGACTGGACCATGTTCGACACGTTGGGCAACGTCTCCATGGTTCTGCCGATGACCATTGACGCCGTGGAAACGTCGGACGTCATCTACGTGCCCAGTCGTGGCCATACGTTCAAGGTGTCGGACGTGACGTACCTGCGTACGGCATCCAATGGCAACATCGACTGGCAGGTTCAGGCCCGTGTATTGCAACCGCAGGAGGGGTTGAAGCGCATCTATCAAGCAACCAAGTTGCGGTAATTCAGTAATTTGCGAACGTACATTCCGTACACCAATCCCTCATGGAGCAATGCAATGGCAACTGCCAAGAAGACTGCGACCAAGCGCCGCAG